TCCTTTTTGTTTAGGAACTCATTCACAATCGAATAGCCATCTTCGCTATCATCGTTGGAAATATCGGCATTCAGCTTGATTTTCATGCTATGTTCAACGCTCAACACCATTGAAAGAACCAATTTTCTAAACCTCATATCGATCGTTGAAAAATCCTGCAGATATGCAAATTCCAGATTAACATACTTTTGGTTACCGTCTTTTGAATAATTTTTTTGAAAAGCTTTGATCTTGAAGTAATATGTATTATTGCTGATAAACTCTTTTGCTTTTTCCTCGGATATAATGTTGAATTTTATTCCGCTGGACTTCATCTTCTCCACTTGCCTATCAATGGAGAGCTTAATTTTGCTAGACATCATGCAACACCTCAAAGTGGATTATACCACAATACAACATAATATTCAACCGCAAATTTCAATCAAAAACAATAAAGCGGGAGCCGCCGATAAAGCAGCTCCCGTTAAATTTATGCTACTCAGCCCCACAAACTCACGCCGAGGGCGTTAAGCAACTGTTCGAGGGGCAAGATTATGTAGAGTAATCCTACCGATAATATAAAGTGTATCATAAAACGCCTCCGTTTCACACTTTTGTCAGGTAACTCATACAGACCCAGCCCGAGGGGCACTTACCCCACCATTTACCGTTGGCTGCTTGCTTAACCTCTTTGATAGTGAGTTTAACACCTGCTGGCAGGCAGTCGGGGCAGCTCTTGTCAAGCCGTCTCACCTGCATTTTGGCATTAATGGTAAATTGGGAGTAATATACACGGTTATAGTTTATCCCTGCGCCTTGGCGGACGTTGACCGCCTCGCGCACGACGTAGTTGCCGGGAGCAGGCTTGCCCGCATGAGCCACGCCCGGGAGTGACTTTGCACCCGTGAGGTACGGTTTGGGGTCAACATAAGTACCGTTGATACAGATATCAAAATGCAAGTGGTAACCGCTTGTATTGCCCGTCAAGCCCATGTACCCTATAACTTGCCCCGCCTTGACTTGCTCGCCGTTATCGACCGTTACAGAGCCTTTACGCAAGTGTTGGAAGCGGAGCACAACACCGTTGCCGCAGTCCACTTTGACATAGTTGCCCATGCCGTCAAGCCCCGTGTTGGTGGTCTGTCCCGAAAAGTTATTCCGGCGGGCTATAACACGGCCTGCGAACGGGCATAAGACATAATCGGTATGGTCTGCCGTGTTGCTCTGCACGTCTATGCCCTTGTGCCAGTCGCTAACTCTGTGCCCTGCGGAATTGGTGTAGACACGCCGTCCGAAATTCGAATTGACGTAGTGATAGCCCCGCTTGAGCAGGGAGTATTTACATTTTAGTATTCCGTATGCCGCCATCATCATCACCCCTTACTATTGCGGCGATATTTGCGTTGTTGAGCATAGATTTCATGCTTTCAAGGGCTGCGTCAACGAGCTTTGCAAAGACCGCAAACGGTATCACGGCTTGCAGCTTGGGGAATTTGCCGACAAAAATATCATAGACATATGCGAGCTTCAGCTTGCCGGTTTTCTCGCCGAACTGTGCTTCTGCTTGCGTGACTGCCCAAAGCAACCAGCTCTTGACCTTGTCAATACCAAAAACCTTATAGGCTGCGATCAGCTCCGCGACGACTGCCACCACGAAGATGGCGATAAAAATCTTCTGTTCCATTTGATTTAACCTCCGTAATCGTTATAGTCATAACTATTGATATCTGAGTCTACCTTATAATCGCTTCTTTCGGGCGTTATACCGTCCTTTTTCATGTCCTCGATTTTGGACTTTACCGCCGCTCTCTTGACAACGGTATCGGCAATCTTGATAAACGATGTTGCCGCCAGCTCGGTGCCGAAAACGATGAAAAAGTACTGTATGAGCGTATCAGGTACAACCACGCCACACACGCTCAATGCAATGATAACGACCGTAAAGAGCAAACAGGCAATAAGGGCGAGCATGACCGTGCGCTTTAAGAATTTCAAGCTGCCCCGCCCCCTTTGTGAAATGCCTCCAAATCTTTTATGCGGTGATTAACGACTTTGAGCTGCTCCTCGACGACCGGCACCCGCTGGGCAAAATTGTTGTGCTGTCTGACCTCGCGGGTCAGCTCGTCAATCTTGGTGTCGGTCACGGCCTGAGCTATCTCAAGGCGCTGCTGCATGTCACGCTTACTGCGGCTGTTACTTATGACAACGCCCGTCAAGGTGATGAGGCTTGTCAATATGCTTACCGCGCCCGTTATCATGGCTACGGTGATCTCCGTGTTCATGCCGCATCAACCTCCTCGAAATAGTGACCGACGAGCTGCGACGGCAAGTAGTAGAGGGTTATCTCTGTGCCGTCAGGTGTACCGGCTCTCTTGCAGATATAGAGCTTATCGCCCTCTTTATAATAGAGCCCCGTGACATAGGTCATACCCGCCACTGCCGTGATGGGGTTATCTCGCGTGCCCGCTTCGGCGGGCTGCGCCACGGGCTCCCAGAGCGTGGGGGTCAATGACGGTCGCCATGTCGGATTGGCAGCGATGTCCTGCCGGGCTTTATAGAGGATGCCGCCCTCCGTGACCCTCTCACCGGCCGTGTAGGCTCTGCCGCTCCACCGCTCAAACAGTTCTGCCGAGGTCAGAGCCTCGGAATCCGTCAGCTTGGCCGCTGCCTGCTCAATTTTGCAACGATAGGCATATGCCTCACTCCTCGTCATCGCCGTCACCTCCCGTGATGATTTTGAGCGCTTCCTCGGCGGGGATTTCCTCGTTACCGACGGCCTCGGCCGCATCTCGCTCCGTCCAGTTGACCTCGCTGTCCTTGGCCCCGAGCACGACCCGTCTGCCGCTTATGCCATTGCGCATAAGCACCTTACCATCGTCGGCGGTCAGCACCGTCCTGCCGTTAATTGTCTCCTTAATCACTTACTATCGACCATCCTTTTATGTTTGTAATGTAGTCCTCAAGAGTAATATCGCCATCATCGGCGGCGGTAAAGCACTCGCCGTCACCGTCATAGTCCTCGCGCCCTTTTATTTCAGCGCAACGAGCTGCCGCCGTAGCATGGAGCGTAAGGGTATAGCTGCCGAGACTCAGAGCGTCAGCAACCGATATGAGCGTTGCGTCGCTGAGATTCTGACCCCACTTAAACACCCAGTCGTCGATAGCAATTTGGCGCTCAAACCTGACCTCTTTGAGCGCAGCGCAATTATAAAAAGGGTTATAGTAGAACGTTTGGTTTGATATGTACCTAATCCCGAGTGGCTTGCTTGAGCTTATCTCCTCTAACTTTGAACACCCAGCAAACGCTCCGAGCGCCTCTGACGCACCACCGTAAGTCTCTTTTGTAGCGTGGACAAAATCGCCACTCAGAGTTATTTTTTTGAGCGCAAAGCAATTAAAAAAGCAAAGTCCGAGAGACAGCTCGGCTCCGTCCGGGACGATCAGCGTCAGCTCTTTGAGACTTGTGCAGCCTCTAAAAGTCTGATGCAAGACGCATTTACCGCTTTTTATAAAACTCAAGTCAAGGGCGAGCGTATCAGGCAAGGAGGTCACTCCATTAAAGCCGCTGCTCAGACCCACTAACCTCTCAAATATCTCTGGCATGCCGCTGCTCTTTTGCGCCGCCGCCTCCGCCATACCGTCGGGAAAGGTCAATTTACCGCTCACGCCGCTGCCTTGCCGTATGCCGTCGGCTATCGCTTTTAAGCCGTTGTTGAGATATGTGCCGTTAACGAGCGTATCGTAGCCCATCAGTAAGCACCTCCGTCCCATTTGGTGAGGCTGTCAATGACCTCATCGACGATAGCCTTTCCGCCGTATGTCAGCCGCCTCTTGTCGTCCTCGGAGAGGCCGTCAATGACCTTTTCGTTGCCGTGCTTATGCCGGGCGGCGGTGTTGGCTGCCACCTCTGAGGCAAGGTCTGCGCTGTCTGTGTCGGTTTCTGCCGCCGCACCCTGCGGAGAGGGCAGGAGCGTAAGCCCGTGGACGGCGTGAGCCTTGGCGATAAGCTCCCCGTCTGCGCCTCTCGCCTCGAGCTGCACGCAGAGCAGCCGCTCGGCGGTGAGCTGCTGCCAGAGCGGGATTTTAATTGCCTCGCCCGGCTCAAATGTGCGGGAGCGATAGACCTTGCCGCCTGTCTCAAATGCCGCCGTGTAGCTTTTGACCTCGTCGCCCGTCAGCTCGGCAGGCGGAACGATCAACAGCTCCGTGGCGTTATGCTCGCCCATGTAACCCGCCATTATAGGCACTTCGGGGAGCGGCGCGGTGTAATCAATTGTTATCTGCCTTATCGGCATAAAATCATCCCTCCTTATTTAACTCATATAGCTCATTGAGCGAGTTGACCCAGCCGTTAACAAGCCCGTACCAGTTGTCGTTATGCTTGGTTATCTCGACGGCGGGGCGGTTGGAGAGCGCCGCGACGTTAGCCTCGAGCGCCTCCATGATCGCGCGTATATCCGTGACCGGGTGCGCTCGACCTTGACAGACGACGTCCTGCATCTCTGCGGTCTTGCCGAGCTTATCGGCGAGCCATGTGCAGGCGGTCGACAGTCGGGATATCTCGACGACACCGAGATAGTCCATTGCGACGAGCTGCGGGAAGCCGTCGGAGTCTGCGACGACCGAAACCTGTATGACCGCCGTGTAGTTGTCGGTGCCGTTCCGCCCGTGGTCGGCGGAGGTGACGGTCACGGTGCAGCCGCCCTCGGATACGGCGGTTATCTCGCCGTCAGCCGAGACTGTCGCTATGTCGCTGTCGGAGCTCTCAAAGCTCACCGCCTTGACCTCTGCACTGCCGGGGCTTATATTGTACTCCGGCGTGGCGCTCCCGCCGACAGCGAGGGTCAACGCCTCATCGTCAAAGGCGATGCCCGTTACCTTTTGCGGGACGGCAAGAACGCCGCTCACCGTGACGCTCTTGCCGTTGGCAGCTGTGACGGTCAGGGTGTAAGGATAAGAGCGCCCCGAATCAAGCGGGGAGTCTCCGGCATAGTACAGCGGCACAGTGCCGTCAAAGCTCGACCCTGTGATCGTCAAAACGTACTCCACTTTATGGGAGCCTCCGTCTCGCCCTCGATAATAGCTTCTCACGGCGGCGCCGGTCGCGGAATAACTCAGCCCGTTTCGTGCGGCCGCCTGCTCTTGGGTCATGCCTTTAAACATAAGCGAGGCGGTTAAACTATAAGCGGCATGAGAGCATTTAAGGCTGAGCTCTGCCGCCATGCCGTACCGGTTAATTGACATTAAGGCTCTGTCGATTGTCGGCAACGATTGATTTATAGGTGTCAGCGTACCGGATGCTGATACCGTGGCAACCGTGCGATAGTAGCTTTTTCCTGCGATCAGTATCTCGTCTGTTTTAAACGTGCAATTGACTTCAAAAGCCCCTGCGCCGTTTGAACTGTGACTGCACCTGCCGACCTTCTGCGTCTGCATGCTTACTATCCCTGTGTCAAACGGCGTCCATTCCGCCTTGACTCCAAACGAGACGTTTCTTGACCACTTCGTCTCATTTCCGTTGGCCGAGTATTCGAAATATTCGCTTTCTGAAAATTCCGCTCCGCTGTTTTTGTACTCGATTTGACCCCGAAGAATTGAAGCGTTTTGCGCGACATCCAGCGTCTCATAAAGCGCCAGCCGCAGCGACAGCCCGGTCCTTTTTGAGCGAGTAAAATTAAAGTTATAGTAACCGAGCAGTTTTTCTGCCATCAGCTCTCACCTCCTTCGGGCAGCTCTGTTATTTCGATATCTGCAACGGCTCTGCCGAAAATGTTGATATCCATTAGGGTTATAACCCCTCGGACGAGTCCATTATACGGGGTCTCGATTTTGACTATATCGCCGATGCGCTCGTCGTTAACAATGATCTTTGCCTTAACCTTATTGCGAGAGTAGCCGAGGGCGCAGAGCTCTGTAAAACGCTCCTGAGCGTTGGCAGTAAACGAAAACTTGTCATAAGTCAAAACATTTGTCGAGTCATTGCTTTTGACATTGGGATTTTCGGCGGTCAACATCGTCGGGGTGCTGTTAAAGCTGCCGCTGTATGTGCTTAGCGAAATCGCCGTGTATCTGTCGCCCTGCTCATAAGTTGCAAGGTCGAAGATGCGATTGCCCGAAATAATCGTCCCGTTGTCGCGAAAACCGACTAATTTGAGCTTCTTGCCGTCCATCCCTATAATGTGCTTACCGAGCGCGAAAGACAGCATAGCGGCGGCATATCGGGTTGTTTTGCCTTGCTCGATAAAGCCTGTCAGACTTGTTGCACCGAGAGCGCCGTAATCAATGCTGATTTTGCTTGCCGTCTCAATTGCGGCGGCAATATTGGCGACTGTGCGGCTGCTCTGCGAAAGAGCGGGGAAAGTGGTATTGCCGAGCTGCATAACATCGTTTGACGCCTCTATCTCGTATTTATCCACGCCTTTCAAGGTCAGCTTATCAACGGTATATTTGCCGAAGCAGCGGTTGTTAAAATGGACCGTGAAATTTTGCTTTTGCTGAGGCGCGAAGTCGGTTATTTTTGCCTCAAATTTACACTCGCCGCCCGGCAAATCAGCACAGTCAACGGTGATCTCATCGACGATATTGACTCCGCCATAAAACTCCGTAATGACATGAGTTTGCCCGATGTCTATGCCGGTCAGTTTAACAAGCTGCTGCGAGGTCTGCGTTTCGAGAAAATCAATGACGATACGATTAAAACCGCTCAAGGGATTGCCGCAGAAAAAGTCGAGCGTGGCGGGCTCAAAAGTCAGCTCAGAGCCGAGTTTATTGCTGCCTGAATACCATGTGATTTTTACTTTTTTGCAAACATGCTTATAAAAATGCAAGGTGATACCCGGCGCGGAGTATGATTTGTCGCCGAGGTCGATAACAAGGCGGCTGTTAGTCAATTGTGCGGCTTTTGTGCTCACCACAGCTGATATGTAGCCCGTGTTGTCTGCGCTGTCAGCGAGGACGAGGGAATAATCGTTAAGGTCAATCCCTCGCCCCTCGAGTGATGCATAATTGATGATATCTCGCTTGTCCTCATTGAGCAGATCACCGCCGCGCTGATATGCACTGCTCCCTTGTGCGGGCACAGTGCCGTTGACGGCGGCAAGAGGAGCGAAGTCGTTATAGATCACCTTTTTCAAGCGCTTCCCTCCTCGTCAGGCTTACGCTGCGGCGCACGGGCAATAAAGCTGAGCTCAATGCTGCCCCAATAATTACCGCTGCTGTCCGAGCTCATCAGAAGCTGCTTGCCTTTGGTAATATACGCCTCAAATCTCCAAGTCGATTGATTATAAGGTACCTCGATCATGTTAAACGGAACGGGCGCTGAAAGAGCGTCCCACAGCTCGTCGAACTCGACGAGGTTGGGATTGCTGCTGCGGCGAGATATTGTCATTTTATAATTATAAAATGTACCGAGGAGGTCAATATCCATTGACCCCGAAGTAGTGCGCCCGCTGCTGCCGTCGTGCGACACCTTTTCAAAGCTGCGCTCGAGGTTGGAGACTATGTAGCCGTCACCCTGTCCGAACTCCCGCGAGTCTATGCGAATTTTAGTGTTGGACATCAAGACGCCTCCTTAAAACGCGGTCGATCGGTTGCTCTCTTTGTCAATCTGCAATTTGAGCAGACGGATAAGCGGACCGAGAGAGCCGTTTGCGTTGATGACAAAATTGTTGTTGCCTTGCTCGGCGAGCACGTTGCGGACAGCTTCCTCAATCGTAGAGAGAGGCGCCTCGATATTGGTGCCCTGCCTCTGATCGCCGACCCACGCAAGAAACGGCTTGTTAGGCGGCAAGACTGCACCCTGTGCGAGAGCGGGGACATTTTGCATAAATTGTGAAAAATCAACATCGACATTTGCTCGCCAGTTAATTTGAGCGCCGCCGAACTTTTCTTTAATTGAATCCGGCAGTTTTGCGAGCAGCGAATTGACCTTTTCAATCACCCAATTAATGGCTGTTGCGCCTGCTTTTACAATTGATTCCCAAATGAGTACATATACGTTAAGCAGCGATTTTATAGCGTTTTTTAAACTATCAATTGCAGCCTCCCAATCTCCGGCAAAAACATTTTCGAAGAAATCAAGAAAATATCCTAAAGCATTCTTGAGGTTGGCGATACATTCTTCACCGTTGCCTGCCCAAACTGTTATTGCGGCAATAGCAGCAGCCCAAATGGCGACAATCCCGGCCGGTCCCGAAAAAACTGTTGCGACAACTTTTCCCAGAACTATGATTATATCTTTTAATTTTACAAAAAGCAAAATAACCCCGGCAAAAGTACCGGCTATAATCACGAATTGCTTGATTTTTTCGCCGTTTTCGCTGAGCCATTTGCCGATGGGCGATTCTTCTAACTTCTTCTGCATATTCGTCAAGACATCCGAAAACTTCATCCCGAGATTGTCGGCGGCACCGGCGTTTTCGGCGAGAGCGTCTTTCTGTTCTTGCAGCTTGTCTATCTGCTCTTGCAAGACTTCTATAGCCTCTTCATTTTTTTCGATAAGCGGATTTTCTTTGACGCTGTCTTTTAAAGCGTCGATTTTCTCGCGGATCGACGATATCCTGTCATCATAGCCCTGTAAGGCGGCGCTATAGTCGGCGTCCTTGATAGCGTCCTTCTGCTCGTTGAGCATGTCGATTTGCTCCTGCAATTTCTCATTCTCGGCATCGAGAGCCTCGAGACGGTCGCTGTAGTCGACATCCTCGATAAGCTCCTTCCGCTCCTGGAGATCCTCGATTTGCTCTTGCAGCTGCTCGATCTCGGTGTCATAGGGGTCAGCCTCCTCAGGACCGCCGATAGTTGAGAGCTCGTCGAAACTCGTTGTATAGCGCTGGTTTGCTTTTTTTGCGTCCTCGGCGGCTTTTTTTTCCTTTTGCAAAGCCTTGATACGCTTTTGCAGAGCCTTAACCTGGGCATCGATAGCCGCCTTTTGAGCGTTGACCTGCTTTTGAGCCTCCTCCTGCTGCTTGCGAATCTGAGCCTGCTGCTTAGAGAGCGCCGACTGCTGCTTTTGCAGGGCGTCAATGCTCGCCTGTATGGACTCACGCTGAGCGGCGGCAGCTCTGTTATGAGCTTTCTCCACCCTCTGCAATGCGTCCTTCTGATTTTCAAGCGATTTTATCTGCTTTTCGAGTACATTCGTCTGAGCTTCGACCGCCTTTTTCTGCTGATTGTACTCTTTTGTCAAAGCTTTATTCTCACGCTGCAAGGCTTTAACTTGGCGCTGCTTTTCTTTGATCGCGGCGGTGAGCTCTTTTTCCGCCGCCGTCGAGCCGCTTGCTCCGCTCTTGGTGGCATTGATGCTCTGCTGCATAGCCTTGGCCGCAGCAGCCGAAGCCGACGTTGATTTGCCCAGCAAAAGATTGATAAACGCTGCGATATACGCCGTTATCTGTATGATCTTTTGCATAAAAGCATTAATGATCGGCATTACCGTTTGTAAAATCGGCTGAAAAGCGGTAGCAAGATTACCCTTGATAATGGCGAGCGAATTTGCAAACTGCGTATTTGTCTGCAAAGCACCAGCGAGCTGCTGCTTTAACTGTGACAAGCCTTTATACAAAACGCTAAAAACAAACGCCGACATGATGGTGTTGCCTATGCGCTTCGAGAATCGACTTGTAGTCTTTTCGAGCGAACCAAACGATGAGTTTGCCCGCTCCTTAAGCGAGCTAAACAAGCTGGCGAAGCTCTTTTTCGGCTGCTCGACGGACTTGCCGAGCGACATTGCCTTCTTATCGGCCTTATCAACTGCGGGGGCTATCTTACCGGCGGCAGCGGCTGCCTGCTCAAGCTGCTGTTTGGCGGCGGCTGCACTGTCGGCAAGCGAATTGTCAGGAGTGCCGGTGAATTTAATGGACTCAATTTTTTCTTTGAGCGGCAAAATCTGATTGTCGAGAACCTCAATCTTATTGAGGAAATCCTCTGCTTCTGTTTTCAAGCGTTTCAGATTTTCCTCGCCCTCTTTGGTGTCCATAAAAGCTTGAACCTTGTCTATCTTGCCCGTGCTTAACGCCTCTTTGGTCTCGATGAGTTTACGCTCTGTTTGAGTTATTTGCGCTCGTAACGCCTCAAACTGATTAATAAGCGGCAATTGCTTTTTTTCGAGCTTACCGACCTCCCGCTCAAGGCTGGCGACCTCTTTAGCGGCATTTGATGTGTCAAAGTTGATCTTTACTCTTACTTCTCCGTCAGAATTGCTCATGCTCATCACCTCCTAAAATATCATCGATAAGTGCCTTCTCGTCCTCGGTGTATCGGGTTTTGAGCTCAACGACTTGAGGGTTGTTGCGAAGGTACTCCTTTTCCCAATCCTCGAGCTTTTTGCCTCGCTTTTGCTTGTTGCGAATGCCGGTGACAACAGCAAAGGCACAGTCGCCTATCTCGTAATAAGCTGCTATAAAGCTCCACCAATGAAGATACTCACAGCCGCGGCAGTCATAGCCGAGCACCCTATTGACCGGCGAAACGATGAGGGTGAAATCCTGCTCCCAGTCCATTATCTTTGGACGCTTCGGGGCGTTACCGTCCCGCTCCTCGCCACACCCGATAAACCACATAGCCTTTTTGAGCGCCTCCACTTGATCGGGCAGGCTTTTACGCTCGGGGTATATGATACGCAGACAAGCCTCTGCTTGCTCCGCCGTTGAGAGCTCGGGGTCGTTGAGGGCGGCGATAGCGTCGAGCACTGCGCGATAATCGCTGCGTATTTCAAACTCCTGTCCGCAGACCTCAAGACTTTTTGGTAAATAATAATTCATTTCTGATATTTTGCCGTATACTTGGCAATCCTCTTTTCGGAGGCTTGGGCGGATTTGTCAAGCTCCTCCTCGATCACGGGCATAAGGTGCTCAAAAAGCGCCTGGATATAAGTCGTTCCCTCGTCGTCGATAGGCGTCAAAGGGGAACAGCTGCCGAACAGCACGCCCGAAACGTCGTAATCAAAAATGGCATTGACCTCTGCTTTGAGTTTGGCGTCGGAACTCTCGAGAAGGTCAATAGCCTCTTCGTTTCCTTCGGGGAGCTTATCAAATTCGCCGAGAAGCTCGTCGATGTTTCTCTTAGCCTTTCGGGCGCGAACGTAAATGTTCGGGTCGGCAAGCCTGAGAAATACGGATTTGCCGTTTATCAAAATTTCCTCTCTGCCGTCGGAAAAATTAATTTCTCGCATTAAAACTACCTCCTGTTAAGATGAAAAGGCGGGAGGAATTGCCCCCCGCCCGTATGTTTAGGAATTCGCGGTAAAAGTAATTTCGGAATCGTGCTTGTAGTCGTTGACCGTGCCGAGCACCTTGTCATTGCTGTACTTGATTTCGACCGGCATATCGACGTTACCCGAGCCGCCCTGTTTGGTGGGATAGATGGTGCAGTTTTTGTGGACTTCGGCGTGATAGCCGCCCGCTTCCGTGCCTTCTTTGACAAAGGCGCGAATAACCATTACCTCAAACTGCGAAAGCTCGCTCTTAGCGTTGCGCTCGATGATGTCGTTGAGCTTGAAGAGGAACGGATTACCGCCTCTGATAGTCATGGGGTCAAGGCTCTGAGAGGGCTCTATCTTTTCGACCTCGGTATCGGTTATGCCGAAGATATCGGTTTTGGTCGTGACGCTGGGATTATACTCGACCGCTGAATCCTCAACACCCACGCCGATGGGGAGCCATTTAGGCGTGCCGCTCGCCTTGTCTATGCTGTCACCCATGTTAACGCAGGTCACAAGCAGCTTACGCTCGGCCTTCTGATTTTTGCTGAGGTTAAAATCCTCTGCGGAATAAGCCATTGTATCATTCCTTTCTTTTTTTGCGTATTTAACAATATTCTGTGTAAATGATCCTGCATTGCACCATGTATTTTGCAAGCTCGCCGCTGCGGCTCGTCTGCGGTGCGTTTTGCAGATTGCGAATCTCTTCGACCTCGCAATTATCGCCGAGCGGCGGGAAATCCCGCTTTGAATTCTGCTCGGCGATCCAGTCGATGAAATCCTGCATTTGATTGAAATCGACAAGATTCTCGGATCCGTCGTCGGTGATGTCGTCGATGTCATTAAAGGCGGTAACGGCGAAATCGTAATACCTTACGGCATTGCCGAATATGTCGCGTTTAAAGACATAATCGCTCGCCGTGGGGATAAGGTGCTTACTTTGCGGCGTTACCGTCCCGAAGTTAAAGCATAACCGGTTAAATCCCGGATAGCTTTTGAGCCAGTCTCTGACTGTGGTGTGCTTATCCATTGTGCCTCCTGTGACTGATATATGCCTCGATGTCCCTGAGGACGGTATCGCCCCGAGCCTGCCACGCTGCATCAGCCCAGTGATCGCAGGCGAGCGGGTGCTTGTCCGTCGTGTAGTTCAGGGGCTTGCCGCTCCTTGACTTGCCGTACCACGGATAATATGAGTACGGCTGCTTAAAAGTGATATCCTCGGCCGTTATTGCGGCCGTATTATACATGGTCAAGGTGTCGGCAGGAACATACGGCTCCATCAATTTGTAAAAAGTGTTATGTGCGAAAGCCCGAACGTCATCGTCAACGCAGTCGAGCAGCTTGCGCTCGATAAGGTCGGCGTTAAAAGTAACCTCGATGCCCATATCACGCACCACCTATCCATGTATGCTCCGGCGGAAACGCGCTGTTGTCGGAGATGTAATTGACGCGGAATGCACAGCCCGAATATTTACGAAGCAGCTCGTTGCCGCTCGTGTTGTCGGGGATAATATCGTCCACAACGCCTTTTACTGCGATACTGCCGATAGTGACGTTAACGCTGCCGGGCAGCCTCGCGGTTAGCTTGCAGCTCTCGAAAAGCTGCTTGTCAGAATACGCAGAAGCCTTTGAGGCTTTGAAAAAGCAATGCGTATATACGCTGCGGCTCCATACCGTGCCCGAGCCGTTGTTGCTCGGAGTATATATTGTCAGAGTATCACGCCAATAAGGAGGAATCATCAGTCAACACCTCTGTAAGCAAGATCGCCCGTCACGGAGTCGATAAGCTGCGTGATATCATCATTGAGAGCCTTGCAGCGGCTCTCAGGTGACGCATAAGCCACGCTCACGCCGTCGTTGCTCACGCTTGTAACGGCGGAGTCGCCCGAAGCGGCAGAAGCCGCGGAACTGATCTTGTCGATTATTTCGACGGCGAGGAGCTTTATATCGGAGGGAACGGGTTCGAGGAGCGAGACCCGCCCCTGAGTGCGATAATCAATCAGCGCCCGAGCTTTAAGCTCAAGGCGCTGAAAATCATCACATGGAGCTTTGCCGCCGAGTGCTGAATACTCGGAATAAGTGATTAGCATCAGCCGAGGACTCTTTCCGCGAGCTCCTCATACATGGTGGCGTAACCATAAAGAACGTCCATTGAGAACATGTCTTTCTTATACTTCATGTCGTAGCCTCTGGTGACTCTGAGGGTGATGCCGTTGTAAGAGGTGACATAGCTCTCAACGCCTGCGGGAACGGTCAGAGGACGTGTGACGAAGGCAAACGCCATCGGGTTAAACGCAAGGTTAGCGGTGTGATCTGCAAGCAGAGTTACCTCTTCGCTCGCCTTTGCGGTGAGCTTGGGATAAACGGAGATGGTGATCTCGTTGCTGTCCGCTGCTGCGTCAGCCTTGACGACATAATTGTTGTCGCCGATGACGAGGATATCGCCCTTAACAAGCGTGCCAGTGAGCGTCGCGGACGACAGAGTTACCGAGCTTGCGTCGGTGACTGCGGTCTTGACGGCGATCTTACCGTTGGACGCGGGCTTGAGAGTGCCGGAGGTGTGATGCTTGATAGCCTGCGACATGTAGTTATGCAGGCCGAACACATCGCCGATCGCACCGTTTCTCAGAGCAGCGGTGGTGCCGCTCTTTTCGGCGTTAACGATAGCGGGAATAGTCTTGAGCTTGGCGTCTGCGGCGGTGTCCCACAGAGCGACTCTGTTCTCGGTCGGCACCTTGCGGTCGTTAAGACCCTTAGAGACGTCGGCGAGCTTTTCGAGAGAGTCGGCAGTGGCGCCAGGGGTGCCCACGCAGTAGGGGATGTCCTTGTAAAGGTCAAGGCCGTCGCGGTTTATCTTCTCGGCGAGGGCAACGGCAGCGGGCTCGATGAACACGCGGGTAAGGTCGTCAATGCTCATCGCCATATCAACAGCGGATGCCTCAACGTCAACGCTTGCGATATGGTCGAGAGTGACGGTCACGCTCGTGTCAACGATGCTCTGCGGCGAAGTGCCGGTAGAGGCGTCGAAGTCGGTCGCTTTGAGCACAACGGGCTTGCGCACCTGGATCTGAGTGCCCTTGCCGGGCTGGAAGTCGTTGCTGAAGTCCTTGTGAATAAGGTTCGGGAACACAAGATTTTCGATGAGTCGGGGAAGCGTCTGTCTTGCGATCTCCTTAACAGAGATAAATTCGTTAGCCATAAGTTATAGTCCTTTCTTATTTTTTGTTATTGGCATAATACTGAGTGTAAAATTCCTCGTCGGTCAGTTTGTCTTTTGCGGACTGTCTGACCTGCGAATTTACGCCGGGGGTATTGACGGGATAATAAGGCGATTCAAACACGCCTTCACGGTCCTTGACGATGCCCTCAAAAATATCGGCGTCGGACTTGCCCACGCTCTCATCTTTTTCAAGTGCCGCCTTAAACTCGTTAAAAATCCCCTGTTGAGTGAAGTCGTTGAGATACTTCCGCTCGCCGTGCAGCTTGTCAAATCGGCTGCGGATAGCGGCGTCCTTCTGCGCCTGAAGCTCGTCGTTCTTGCGCTTCTGCTCGGCTACCTGATATTCGCCGAGCTGCCTTTTGATATCGTCGTAATCGCTCTTGGCGTCATTAAGCTGCTTAATGGTCGTCTTGGCGGTTGCGAGCTGCCCCGACACGGCTTCGTAGTCCTTTTTAGCCTTGCCGATGTCTATCGAATTGATATCCAGCACGGACTTGAGCTGCTCGTCGGTGATATCGGGCAGGATGCCTTTGATTTCTTCTCTTGTCATTCGATTCCTTTCTCGCCTTTCAGTTTGGTATCGCAGTCCCTTTCTGCTCCGGCTTGGTAGTTTTTCGAGATTCCGCTCAAATTTTTGATATAAAAAAAGCAGGATGTTAAGCCTGCTTTGATTATCGTTTTCGCTTGTCAATAAAAGTGCTCATGCGGTTATAGTGTGAGTCGAGCCCTGCCGCCTTAGTGACTATGTCGTATTTTTCCTTATACGCCCGTATACGGCGCTTCTCTTTTTCGACGGACTCTTTGTCACCCGCCGCCTCAAACAGTCTCAGGCGGTCCTTGGCCTTTCGCACGGCGGTCTCAAACTGCCTTTGCAGCTGAGTACATTGATATCGGGTGTACTTCCTGCCGCCTATCTCGATGCGCTCCTCGCTTTTTTGCTTCATGCGCAACAGCTCATATTCAGAATATGTAGGCGACGACACGCCGAGCACAATTGCGAAGATGGTATGATAGCAGTTAAGCGTGCCGATCTTACGATCAAGTGACTCATTGAGAGCCTCGAAGGCGGCTTTTGAATACTGCCTGCCCTGTATATCCGCATGGTCGGGGGCGGGATTAACATGAGCCGATATCTCATATCCATCAGCCCCGAACTCATCACCGAGAAGTTTTTGCTCCTCGTTTTTGAGCTGCCGCAGACCGTCCATGATGTTACGGCGTACGGCGGTGTCGAGCCGCTGAGAATAGCCGCTCTGCCAGTCGGCGACACGAATGCCGCTGTCGGCGTACTGCTGCAATATCCGGCGCATCTCATAGCTGTAACTGTTATCGCCGAGCCTTATCGAGGTAATCGCCTTGTCTAAAGCCTCTTTATAACCCGCTTGCAAGGTGGTACGTCTTATTCGCCCGTCGGGATCTTTGAGTGCAAAAGCAAATGACCCACTCAAATTAGAGCAGGTAAAGGCTGTTGAACGCACCATAGCGTTTACCGTCCGTTGCAGAGCTTTGTTTTGTTCAAACGGCACCTGCTCGATATCTCGGGCGAGATAAAACTGCTCGGCAAACTCATAATCATAGCGGGCGGCATCGGCATAAAGCTGCTCGATCTCGGCGACCGTCATGCCCGAAGCCTTTGATAGCTTGGAGTTTATATCTGTCATACTCTCGCCTGTCATCTTAATTGCGATAAGCTGAGCGTCGCGGTAATTGTTGAGCGAGCGTATGCGGGCGATGTCCTTGCCGAGCCGCTCGAGGGCATAATCATTAACCTCGGTCATTCGGCGGGCTATTTGCTCGGGAATTTTGAAAAAGTCAATCATTCGTCGGCTCCGTCATCGTTATTGCCGGGCACCCCAAAGGCGGCAACAGAAGCGGCAGCCTTTTCGGCTCGCTCGGCCGCAATCTCGTCAATAACCGCCTGTGCCTCCTCGAGTGTCTCCTCTGGATGATTATATCGACGTATTTCGGCGGTGCGCTCCGCTCCGATGCTCTCGGCCTGCATGAGCTGTGAAAACGTCTGTGCAGGATCCTCAAGCATGGCGTATGACCAGCTGTACTCGACTTTGTACTCACTATAAGGTGCAAGCCCATAATAGCCGAGCAGCACGGCGCAAGAATACATTAAATCATCAAAATACTGCTTGAAATTGGTGTGAACATCGTCGCAGAAGCAGAACGTGTCATACATCGCTCGGCGTATCTCGGTGGCCGTCGCACTTCCTGTCGAGAGCTTAGTAAGCACACCCTCGGAAAGCCCGCACTCTTTTTCAAGCATTGCGAAATGCTGCGTTAATTTGGTGTAATAAGAGGTTTCACGAAAAGCAGGGTCAAAGATATCAACGCCCAGGCGATCGGAATTGTTAAAGGCAACGAATAAATCGTTGTTCTCGAATTCATTGCGACGAGTTAGGCGGTCGTCGTCTATCCCCTTGTTCCTGATAAGCGCACGATCGGCGAATATCTTTGCTTTCTTTTTGTCGAATTCCCGCTCGATATCTTCCAGGCACTTTTTGATCTTATCAAGTGTAGCATCACAGCCGAAGGTAATCGGAACGCCGTCAAAGGCTCCCGGTCTCCTCGGGTTTTGCGGACAGCGGAAAATAGCTATCGGCAGTTTAGTAACGCCGCCGATCTGTATCTCCTCAGGAATAGCCGCCCACTCTTCGACCTCTGCAAGCTCGCAGGGTGCGCCGTCCTTAGTGGCCTTACTGTGAATTGAATATATATCTCCGTCGATGCTGTAATCAGTCCAGCGCTTATACTCATGACGGTCACGGACTATCTTGTCGGCAAGCACCACACACTGAGTTACGTCCGAGCCCTGAGAAGCGGTGATATAAAAGCGGTCTCTTGTCACGGTGTCGATATAAATCTTGCGTCCGAGACCGTTGTCGACAGAATAAGGGATTGAGACGATCATACCGCTACCGAGTCCGCAGGCGATATCACGCTTAACGCCTGCCCACTGACGGGCGGCAATATCGGCAAGCAGCGAGCTGAATGCCGATACAGAACCGGCGGCGTCCGTTACCGTAAGCTGCGAATCACCAAAAGCGAGATTGGCAACGCGCCCGGCAATAAGAGCCGTTATATTCTCCGAACGGATATCAATGTATCTGTCATTATCTCGGCGGCTCTGCTCTATCTGCGCTTCATCCTGCCTTACCTTGCGGCCAAACAGCCTCAAAATCAAATTGCGAAAAAAATTCTCCATAGCTCACCACTCCAAAGGTTTCAAAATTGTATAACAGAAATAACGGATATCGTCCATCGCATGGTCGTTAGCTTTGACCGGGCGATCTTCCGTCGCTTTTTCGTCCCAGCAATAGACTCCAAACTCACTTATTGCGTCACGGCAGCCGAGAGCGATCTTGACGTGCCCGCTCTTAAGCAGAGACCCCGTCGTCCTGATACCCTCAACCACGTCGTTTTTAGCCTTGCGGACGTCAAAAAGCCCGTGCTTACGGATCTCGGCGATAAACGAGGCCGCCGACGGGTCTATAATGACGCTCTCGATGCTATAGCCCTTAGCAAGCTCTTCAAGCGCTGAGTAATACTCGGCATCCGTGAGCTGCACGCCCTTTTTGCGTCCGTCGTAATAGTACTCTTTAATTCTGACCGCCGAGCGGGTCGTATAATTAACAGCCCATAGCCCCATACTGCAAGGGTTGAGCGTGCCGTAGTCTATGCTGATATAATATTCGTCCGCCCTCTCAGGCGGAGAAGAAACGCAGCAGCTGTCGGTTGTGAAGAAGGGATATATAAGCCCCTCGGCAATGACCCATAGCCCGAGGATATACCGGTCATAGAAAACGCCGTCATAGCTGCTTTTATATCGCTCGATGATCCTCTGACTGAGACTCGGGTTATCGTCCATTGTGAAATGCAGATAGAGGCAGTTTTTGTCGGCCGCCTTTTTTATCCACGATTGATAAAACCAGTGTTCGGGGCTTTCGGGGTTGCAGTTAAACCAGAGCTTGGAACCGTCCACGGAGCAACGGGCGAGCGCCTGCTCCACGAAGGAGCGCGGCATCAGGGCAACCTCGTCAAGCAACACGCCCGCAAGGGTACGGCCCTGAATGAGGGCGAAGCTGCTCTCGTCCTTGCCGCCGAACACCTCAAAGAGGTTAGTGCGGCCGTTGACCGTTACGCTGAGCACCTTATCGGTGCGCCGCCATACCAGCTGATATTTATCTTTTGCATAGTTTAAAGTCAAAAACGGCATTATGATATTTTTGACCGCCGAATCGACGGTCTTACCACAAATGCCGAATCTCATGTTTTGAAAGTCACGCATCGCCCAGTCGATGAAAGCGACGGTCATTATCGAAGTTTTGCCTGAGCGGATAGCGCCGTCGCAGATGATAGCGTCATAGTCCGAATATGGGAAAGCAAGTATCTTTTTTTGCTGAGCACTTATCATTTTGAATCCTTGTTAAACGGTGATATCTCGGAGAATAGCTTGACATAACTATCGACAAGCCCGGAATCGACCGTCAACACCGTGTTCTCGCTGCGCGGATTGGTATTGACATTGGCAGAGCTCTCAATCAGACAGTCAAACCGCTCGCCCTTGATCATCATTATTTTTGAGTGATTGCGGAAAACAACGAATCGCCCGCCGCAGTCTTTAACCAACTGCTTGGCTAATATAGTGGCCTCGGGATATGAGCCCTCAAATATTTCACCGACGAACAGATCGATCCGCTTTATAAAGCCTCGCTCATGCCATGCGGCGAGATCCTTGATATCCTCGCCCGCCATGCACCAAGTCGAGAGCCCTAAATAGTTTACTTTTTGCTGTTTGAGAACAAATTTAAGATAACTTAAACTGTCGACATCGCCGAAGCTGAAGCAGTGGTAGCAGTCACCGTCGGAAAAATGCCAGTCTAAATCGAAATTAAAATCATTCATCGCTTTTGAGCTCCTTCGCTAATTCTTTGAGACTTGCCGACAATTCGTCATCCGCTGCTGTAGCCCCTGCCTGACTGCTCTGCTCGGTGAGTTCGATCAGCATTTGAAAAGCCTTAATGTTACCGGTGAGAGCGTTTTTGACAAGAGTCAAAACTAAAGCATCCTGTACTTTTATATTTTTGCCGCTAACTTCGGCGAGGCTTTTTATCGATTTAACATCGACCTTTTTACCGTTGCTGACAGACATATCAAGTACGAGATTTGCAACCTCCCGCATAGTCCTTTTTGCTCGGCGAGCCTTGCCCGAGGCCTTACCGGCTTTGCTCGCGTTGGCTCGGCGCTCACTCGGCGTTCTCTCCGAATTCGGGATTAAGTTTTCAGCATTCGGCATATTACCACCTTAATTGTTACTACTTGGGCGCTTTTTCCACTCCTGCGGCTCCTTGAATTTTGACTTAAAAGTGCCGGACATATCCTTGTTGCTCAAAGAATTATACATTGAATTCGGGCGATCTCTGTAAGTGGAACCGTCCCAGTATCTTTTTACCACTTTTCCTGTTATATCGGAAAACTCGACTACTGCCGCCCTTCTGGCTTTTCCTTCTCGCAGTGCTTTACTAAGCTGATTTGAGTTTTCTTTAAATGCTTCGAGCGCCGAGGGCCCGGTTGTAGCTCTGATTCCCGAACTCGCCCCTCTACCCCCGAAAAGCTGTATATTTATTTTTGTCATTAAATCACCCTTTCCCGTTTTTGGAGTATAAAAATACCGCTGACCATAAATTAGTCAACGGTAATAAACAAGCGCCCGGATTTGCACACGGGGTTCCCGATTAACGGTGTTGTCCTCCTGAACCACAACTTGTTTTATTTATTATACCATTTTTTTATTACTCTGTCAATTAAGATTTTTTCTTTATCAGAAGGTGTTGAAGCCGCTCCATCATGAAAATAGCCATCCTGAACATGAGGCTTTTCTGCTTTTCCATTTATTTTGTGAAAATGATCTAAATCAATTTGCTTGAATCGTTTATTGGCACGGTCATAAAATGTTATTGATTTTAAAGTGTTTTCTTTTTCATTAACCGTCACATACACACGACCTTTAGACATTGTTTCTAATGGAGCTGTGGGTGATCCTGCATTTACGGCGACAAATTTAATATTTCCGTCTTGTAATAGCGTATGGTATTCTGTCCCGTATAATTTACCTTTAGTCGACACTCCGCTCGATGCGCCTCTGCCTCCCATTACTTCACATCCTTTGATTTGAATTTTTCCGTAACATGATTATCATAGCAAACCGTTTTAATACCGTGATAATCGTATTCGACTTCACCGCCATATAGAAGAATAGCTGACGGCATGATACGGCGGATCATTTCGTCCATGCCTGTTTTCCAAATATCAAAAGAATTCTCCTGCCGTTTCACTCCGACAGTTGATACCGCAACGACAGAGCCTGTTTCTATGCCGTCAAAAGCAAAATCGAATGTTGCGGGTTCCGCCCAGCTTATAGTTGGTATCACAACACAGCCGCAGTCTTGCATATATTGACCTATCAACCTGCTGCGATAGATATTCCACACCTTCATAGCTATCGGCATATCAAGGTAAAGCGAAAAATCAGGGGATAAAAAGCACTCATATTTAAGCAAAGGTTCAACATATTTTTCCGGCGAAGTCCACAACCTTTCAAATTGATAATCGTCAACAAAGCAGTGAATTCCGCAGCGCTTGTCTTTTGCGGTGAGCATATAGTTGAAGCCTATCAAATCATCGGGAATAAAATCTTCTCTTGCGATAATCGGCATTTGATAAAAGCCGCTGCAACGATCGACATCGAACATTGCAAGATTATAGCTCTTGAGAGTTTTGTCTCTGTGAAATTCCGTCGGTTCATTGTCAAGTGATTCATTTTCAGCGGAACCTATGGAGAAATCAAATCCAAAATCCGACATATTGAAGTTGATAATATCTCCGAGCTCAATATTAAGCTGATCTTTATCCCATGTCGCTTTCTCGGCGACTTTATTATCCGCGAGCCGAAACGCCTTTATTTGCTCGTCAGTCAGATCATCCGCGATAATGCACGGAACGGTTTTGAGCCCAAGCTTTTTCGCGGCGAGGTAACGAGTATGCCCGCAGACTATGACTTTATCAGAGTCGATAACAAGAGGGACCTTAAAGCCGAAATTGCGAATGCTGTTTGCGACATAGTCAACGGCTTCAGCGTTGTTGCGAGGATTGTTTTTATAGGGGTGTAAAGATTTTATCGTAATATCTATTATCTGCATGATATCTCCTTAAATAGAAGTTGCCCCGCAGTCGACCAAACCACGGGGCTGAAGAAATGGAGGAAAAGAAAGAAGCAGAAACCCATCTACTCACTCACTCGCATTTTATATTATAGCAGCTTTTTCGGTGTTTGTCGTCTCATGTTTGTCTCATTTTATTAAAGCTCCGGCAGTCCGAACTCGGCGATCGTATACCGATAGAGCGCCCTGCTGCGTATGCGGTAGATCTGCGCTCGCTCATAACCCAGCTCCTCGACAAGGCAGTCGATAGCCGCCTCCGGGCGCATGTTGCAGATCAAAAAGCGATTGAGCACTGCCCGCTCGGCGTCGTCGAGAGCGTTAAGTCCTCGCTCAATCAATTGCACCCTGCGCCAATTGACCTTTAGCAGCTCCTCAAGCCGTGCTTGCTCCACCAGGCAGTCGATCAGAGCCTCTTCGTAACGGTTCCCGCCGCCGATAACCGGTGTTGTCGACGAGGCTGCCTTGACCGACAGCGACTTGTCCTTGAGCATGGCTATGCGCTGCTTTATGTTGCTAAGGCTGCCCTTGAGATCTGTGTAGGCTCGCAGCTCTTCCTCCGCCGCTTTTCTGTAATTCATAAAATCACTCCTTAAAAATTGATTTTTATATTATAATCCTCCTCGAGCATCTCGAGGATCTCGCCGATGCTAAGTGCCCCGTCCTTGACCTGATTGATATAGAGCATAGCCTTCTCCCATATCTTGCGGCAGCTTGCCTCGCAGTAGCCCATGTCGGCTATTGCCGCCATCATGCAAGCGACCGAGATATGTATAGCCCTGTCAAGCTCCTGCTTGTTGCCTTTTGGGTTGATGATACGACTTTTCATTCGGCGTCACCCCAGTCAAGGGCCTGCCCGCAGAAACGGCAGTAGCCCTGTTTTTCATCAATCATTTTTCTTCTCCTTTTTCGTTTTTGCTTTTTTCGCGACCTTGCCCCGCTCCCATGCTCTCATGCAAGTGTAGGAGCAGACGGGCTTTCTTGTGCTGGGAGACCCGATAGCATATATGTGTTGCGGCGCGGGTCTAAAAGTCTCGCCGCATATCGGGCAGCGCGTTGGCTTGCCCTTTTGATCGTCCGTAATATACTCGACCATTATGCTGCCTCCTCGACATAGCACCAGCTCTGCGGCGGTCTTGTCATTGCAAATTCGCTTATCTCTTTAGGCTTATCGTAAATCACAAGGTCGGATATGTGCCAGCCGTACAGCGTTTCGCCGCTTCCATACTCCCACAAATCATTAGTAGTAAGGCAAGATGCGTTAAGGTCATCATCGCTTATAAAATATTCGTGATGTCCGTATGTGTCAGGTGTTATTTCTAATATGTAATCACACACAAACTCGCCTATTACCTTTTGACGCTTACCGTACATATCACAGACCGAGCCTTTTTCTGTTTTAATAAAAACAGGCTTGCCGTGATATATCTCTCCGTAATTTTCATCTCCGTCTCTTATGATAGTAATCAATCTTTGGCCGGCTTTAGTGCAGTAAATATAGCACTTAAACGGCGCTTCGAGCTTTGGGCGGGTTTTGCGCACCTCAATAGTCTTTCGGCCGCTCGCAATCAACTCACACCACTTTGGTTTTATACTTAACATTCCAGATTTCATTATGGCCTCCTCAAATCTTCAAGTTCAAGGTGATATTGCCATCATCGGGGTCGGCCTCCTCGATCTCCAATGTCAAGCAAAAGAAATCATTATCAATGCGGTCGCCGTGCTGGATTAGATCTGCTGGGCTTAGGCACACGGCGGCCGTCACTTCCGTGCCTGCTTCAGCTTGTGACAATATGCTCATTAACTCATAGACTTTCATTTCTCCACTCCTTTTTCTGCTGCTCGACAATTTGAAATAATAAGTCCCTTTGCAATATCACCGCGAACAGTGAAGGTATATTCGTCACTTGGCAAATGTACCCATTCTGAACGGTCGGTAAAATCTTCACATTGATTTGCAAACAATGTATTAAATTCTTCTGCTCCGTTTGCGGCTGCCATTTCGTAGCACGCCTTAAAATGCAGACAATCTCGACAATTCATTCTGTCTCACCCCTTTCTTTGTTCCCAAATTCAACACACTCGCCGTTATCTGTTCGTTTGCCCTCGCACTTTTCGCCTCGAGAGCAAAAATCGTCCTTATCCACATAACCGCCGAACTCTTCACAAATGTATTGAGTGGTATTTACGGGTATAAAATTTTTGCAATCCTTACAGTATGTTAATTCTTTCACTTCTGTTCACGCTCCTTAAGTATCTTGGTCGCACCCTATCAGGGGTGCGTGGATTGAAATAACGCCCGGTTCGTTCATCACCATTCTTCTGCCGTTTCGCATAAAAATGACTTTGCATATTCCTCAATTCTTGTTGGGTGTAATCCGTCATTAATGTAAGCAAATGTCTTGTCTTTGGGGGCATTCGTGTATAATTTCATAACTTCAAGCGCCCACATATATGATCGTCGTTCCAGCCGATCACGCCTTTCTATAATTGTTTCTGCTACGCATATTGCAACCGGGACACGCCCGTAATTTTTTAAGCAGTCGTTGAAAACCTCTGCCGCCTTCGTGGTTGAGAGTGCCCTTGCGGTTTTTTCAACCTGCTTTTTAAAGGTGACCTTTGCTTCAAGGCTCCCGTCACCGTTCGCTTGCTTTTTGATGTCCCTTGCAAATGTCCGGTCTAATTTCATGCTGTATCCTCCTTCCTGCCGCCCCGGTTGCAAAGTAACCACGAGGCTTCTTTCGGGGCGGCGGTGATTTTAATTACAAAAGCTCGAGCTCTTGTATGTTGATATAGATTCCCGGGACGGCAGCCCAAAACTTCTCGGTGACTTCCGAGGCGACCAAGGCGTCGTCCGTCCAAAAGCCAACAGCAGTCATGCAGTCTTTGAGCAGCTTTTGCAGATTATCGGTGTCGGGTTTTGTGATACGGTATTCTCCGTCGGCATGACGGCCTCGGGGAAAACACCACTTTGTCACGAGCCTCACTCCGCAGGTGTACGGCTGCTCGGGCTTATGCGCTGCAAGATAAGCGGTCAACTTCTCGCGAGCTGCCCTCAGCTCGGGCGGCTCATAAAATATCGGCTTACCGTTTCGCACGCTGACCTTATGCTCCTGATGAGTTGCTGTCGGGGGGATGATCGAGATAAAAAATTCGGTTGTCATTTTTCGCTTCCTTTCTTTTCGCGCGGTGGCTCCCTGTCTTTGTATGGGGTGAAAGGTCGGCAGCTTCAAAGCCGACTTTTACCCCTGCAAAGGGGGTGCCACACCCGCATGTATATCTCGTAGAGATATAGGTCGCACTCGCACCCTGCGACTGAATAGTAAATCACTATACACTCGCACCCGTACAAGTGTATAATAAATTCCTATATACTCGCATGGGTGCGAAAGGCTAAAAATGCTATACATTCGCACCTCTTTTTTTCTTCAAATAACGCCGACCGTCATCTCCTGTGAATACTTCATAGGCGTTCTTGTAAGCGTCTCTTGCGTTCTTACCGTGCCCGAACCATGCTCCTATATATTTATTGCTGACACCGAGGTCGTCTGCGATATCCTGTATTGAAACAACGTCATTATCGGCAATAGCCGAAAATACCTGATCAAACTCTTCCTTGCGCACGGATCTTTCCTTTTCGGCGCGTTTTTTTCGCTTCTCCTGTCCTTGCTTCCAGAAAGTATGCTCCCCGTCGGGGTTAACGTCCATCAGAGCGCCGCAATCGTCGATGCGGTGAATCGGGTAATCAAACCAGAGGTTGACCGGCTCAAACTTCGGGAACTCTCGCAGGGTGCCCTCAATGCGCCATGCGGTCAGGGTCTTGCGGCTCTCTCGGAGAGCGTCGGCCTCCCGCTCCATCAGGCGGTATGTAGTCTCGGGAAGCTGCTCACGGCATAGCCGCAGCATCTCACGCTCGGAGCAGCGCTCATCGGGAGAAACCTCAACATGAAAACGGTCGAGGTATTTGCCGCAGACGGCGCACACGGCCTTGTCTGTTTCGGCGGTGATATTTGCGTCGTTTATACTGAGCTCAATAAGGTCAAGCAGTGCGTCGGGGTCTCGGGCAAACACTCCGCTGCCTGAGGCTCTGTCCATTGATTTCTTGCTGCCCTGAGTGCCCTTTGAGTGATGATGACAGTAAATGACGGCGCAGCCGAGCTCGGTGCAGACCTTGTCGAATTGGTTGCAAAAGTGAGCCATCTGATCGGCGCTGTTTTCGTCGCCGGTGATAACCTTGTAAATCGGGTCAATTATGACGGCAATGTAATTCTTCTTGACTGCCCTCCTGATGAGCTTCGGGGCGAGTTTATCCATAGGTACGCTGCGGCCTCTTAAATTCCAAATGTCGATATTTGAGAGGTGACGGGGCGGCAGTCGCAGGGCGGTGTAAACGTCCTTAAAGCGGTGCAGACAGCTCGCGCGATCCAGCTCGAGGTTGACATAGAGCACCTTGCCCTGAGTGCAGCTAAAGCCGAACCATGATGAGCCCTCGGCGATAGCGCAGCATAGCTCGATGAGTGCGAAGGACTTACCCGCCTTTGAGGGCCCGGCGACAAGCATTTTGTGGCCCTGCCGCAGGATTCCGTCAATCAACGGCGGCGAAAGCTCAGGGAGGGCGTCCCACACGTCGGCGACGCTCTCGGGGTCTGGCAGGTCGTCGTTGATAGACTCAATCCACTCTTTCCACTCGTTAAACGATTCTTTCCCGATGTTGACGTCGAGCAAATATTGCTTTTCGCCGTTACGCATAACGCCGGGCATACGAGAGAGGCGGGAGGGATTTTTATTCTGCTTGTCGACCTTGAGCCCGTTTTTCTCGCAAACACTGTATAAAAAGTCAACGCGCTTGCGATACTCTGTGTAGTCAATAGCGTCTATCCTGACGATGGCATGTATGCTTTTGCCGCCCGAATAGACAAGGCAGGCGATCGGCAGCTCTAAATCACGCAAGATTTGATTTTGGTGCGTTATATCGGTTACATCTGACTCGACGAGAGCGTAACGGTACTCGGTGACGTTGGCGTTTTTAACGCCTTTGCCGTCAAGCGGGTTAAAACGGATCCAGGCTCCCGCCTCGGGCTTATAATCGCCCACGACGGAGCCGATGTCGCTGCCGCACTTTGACAGAGCCTCGATAAGCTCGCCCGCCGTGCGGCTGTATACGCCGGAGGTCGGAATATACTTGCCGTCCTTTTCCCACGTCTCAGTGACATACCCGACGGTTTCGCCCGCCTCGAAAAGGGTCTCGAGGTATTTAATGAGCTGTTTTGCGGGCTCCCACTTGTCGGGTATGCTTAACTCCACGCCCTCGAGCCAGGCGTTATCAACGACTTTATAATCGCCGCCGATAACGCCGTCCCAGTCGAGGGGATCGTCATCGTCACGCCGTGACGGGCGCCAGCCCGCCTCCTTTGCCATTTGAACTATCGTGCCGCCGGTAACGGGAGCGGCGGAGCCGTTAAATGACTGCCATTTTTGCTCGCAGTCACCGGGATGATATCTTGCCGGGTCACGCGCCGACCAGCGATCCCACTCATCGACGCTTATCCCCTCGTGCTTGAGCGCCATGCCGACATTGACCCACTCTTGGTAAGTGAGCACCGCAGGGTCGATATAATCAAGCAGCGGTATTAAATCAAATCCATCTGTCGTCAAAACGCTTTACCTCCTCGGGAACGTAAGTGTGCGGGTCAATGCCTATAGGCGTGCGCCAATGATTAGCTTCAATGCGACTTATCAGCTTTCGTGCCTGCTCGAATTGCCATGTGCCGACATGTTGAAAGCCCTTGCCCTCGAGAAATCGTATCTGCTTCGGCGTTGTTAGACCCTCGCAGCGGCGCTTATCAAGGCGGTCAAGCAGCTTTGCGGCTTTGCCGGCGCAGTCAATCTCATCGGGGAATATGCCGAGCTTTTCAAGGGCTTTAACCTGCTTTGCGCTCGGCGGAGAAGCCTCCCAGCCGAAGGCCGGAACGTAATTGCTCAGATCTTCGGACTGAATCGAAAGCTCGAATTGCAGTGGGTCAACGAGCTTGCGCTTGCGGGTTTTCATCTCGGCGAGCTTCTTGGCGAGAGCCTCCTCCCGCTGCGCCACAACATCGCTCTCCGCCTGCTGCTCGGCTTGCTCGATATCGACGGGGCAGCCTGCCGCCTCAATGTTTTCGGTCATTTTTTTGGCGACCTCATCGCTCTCGCAGATAAGATGAGCGGGGTGACAGAGCTCGTGTCTCTCAGTGTGCCATAAGAAATCAAGCAGCAGCAGCTCAGTTTTGCCCTCACAAAGTCGAGTGCCACGCCCTACCATCTGAGAGTAGAGCGAGCGGACTTTTGTCGGGCGCAGCACGATAACGCAGTCAACGCTCGGGCAGTCCCAGCCCTCGGTCAAGAGCATAGAATTGCAGAGGACGTTATAATCGCCTCGGTCAAACGCCGAAAGCACCTCGGAGCGGTCCTTGCTGTTGCCGTTGACCTCCGCCGCTCTGAATCCCTTGGAGTTGAGAATGTCCCTAAATTTTTGCGAGGTTTTGATAAGCGGAAGAAATACGACGGTCTTGCGGTCGGTGCAGTGCTTGAGCATCTCGTCGGCTATCTGGTAAAGGTAGGGGTCAAGAGCGTTGTCAAGATCCGCCGCTCTGAAATCTCCGTTTTGCATCTGAACGCCCGAAAGATCGAGCTTTAACGGCAGAGTTAACGCCTTTATCGGGGATAAATAGCCCTCTTTAATGGCTTTTGGCAAAGTGTATTCATATGCAAGCGAATCGAAATAAGTGCCGAGATTACGCATGTCGCCTCGATCAGGCGTCGCGGTGACGCCGAGCACATTTGCATTATCAAAGTGTTGCAGAACGGTCTGATAGCCGTCTGAAATACAATGATGAGCCTCATCAACGATTATGTCGTCAAAATAGTCGGGTGCGAATTGTGACAGCCGCTTTTCTCTCTGTAGGCTCTGAACTGAGCCCACAGTGATGCGGTGCCACGAGCCGAGGCAGCTTTCCTCGGCTTTCTCCACGGAGCATTTTAGCCCCGTGGAGCTGTAAATCTTATCGGCCGCCTGCTCGAGGAGCTCGCCCCGGTGGGCGAGTATCAAAACCCGCTTGCCGGAGCGCACGCAGTCCTCGGCGATCTTTGCAAAGACGATAGTCTTGCCGCAGCCCGTCGGTAAGACGAGCAGGGTCCGCTTGTTGCTCTTATCCCACTCCGCGAACACTGCCCGTCTTGCCTCCTCTTGGTATGGTCTGAGCTTCATTATTTAAAGCTCGGTGGAGCGAAGCCGACAGCGGGAGCGGGTGCCGCAGCAGGCTCGAGGAATCTCTTGATTTCGTTGTATTCGTTGCCGTTATAGGTGCGAATTCCCACCTTGCAACGCCCCTTTGCGCCGGGCACGGCAGCCCAATTCATACGGAGCGGCTCGCCGTGCTTTTTGAGTCCGATTGCAATAAAGAATTCACAAAGGATTCCTTCGGTGCGGCGGGAGATAAAGAGGTTGTGCTTGACGGTGCTCTTTCCGAGCTTGCCGCCGTCAATCTCAATTGTGAGAATAGCCTTGTTGCAGGGCGGCAGCTTGTCCGAGCCGTTGTGATAGCCTCTTTCAAACGAGGCCACGGAGAATGGATATTCACCTTCGGGGAGAATCGTGTAACTGCTTTCCTGGGATATTTCGCTGTCCCAATCAAGCTCACTGAGGGTGTCGGGTATGTCTCTGTATTCGCTCATGTCATTTAATCCTTTCTGCTATCAATTATGATTTTGGAAATATCCGTCCAGTAGGCGATAAGCCATCCTGCGACGAAGTCGGGCGCATAGTTTTTAATGGGAGTATCTGCGGGGTAGTGACCCTCACGGGCGACAAGCTGCTGTATCTCATAAGCCGATATGCCGCTCGCTCTCATCAGGTCGTTAAGCTCCTTCGGGATGCCGTCGAGGTCGTCGTCAACGAAAGAGTCAATTTTGGCTTTAAGCTCCGCCCGCCTCTCTTCGACTTCCGCCGCTGTGGGAGCGGCGTTTGCAGGCGCTGTTTCAACGGCGGTTGACTGTTTGGCGGGAATAAAGGGGGCGATCACCGAGTAGTCAAAATCGCATTCGTCCGGCAGCCCGTAACGGTTTTTGGCGTCCCAGCACGCAGAGTGAGTTGTATACATAATTCGCCTCTGGCCGCCCGTCGCCTTGTTCTTCTCCATTTGATTTTGAGACTTAACGACGAAGGTCTTAAAATTGATGAAAAGAACGCAGTCAGCCCACTCCTTGAGCATTGCGGCGACCTTTTTTGAGAGCTTAAGCTCCCAGCGATCGTACGCTCCCATCTCGTCCGGCTGCTCAAACTTACGCATGGCAGCGTGAGCCGTGATAACTATGTTGATGCCCAGGTCGATAAGCTCCTCGAGCTTGTTGAGTAAACGTCCGAATTCCTCGGCGAGGTATGTGTAGCCCTTGGAATAGCCGAAGCTCTCAATGCCGTTGACCTTGGCCTCGGAGCATATCTTAGTCGATGCGAGCTTTTCCGCCCAGTCGGCGGTGTCGATCACGAGGCTTGAGCAGAGCTCGGGATGATGCTTTACATAATCGACCTGCTCAAGCAGCATAGCCCAGCTTGACGGTGCGTCAAAACGGCGCACATCAAGTCGCTTGGTGCTGCCCTCGGTGTCGATAAAGAGAGGCTCGGGAAATTTTGAAGCGAAGGTCGTTTTGCCGATACCTTCGGCGCCGTAAATGACGACTTTTTGAGCAGTGTTAATCAATCCGCTTGATATCCTCATGCCTGCGCACCTCCCCATTTAGGCAGCCCCGAGGGCGCCTGTATCTTCGGCTCGTCCTTGACGTAACCGTCCTCGATGATCACTGAGCACTCGTCGCCGGTGCTCACTCTTGTGGCTATGACCTGCAAGCCCTCACCCTCAAGCCATGCGCCGAACTCGCGCAGAGTATCTATATCCATCTGCTCGAGCTTATCGACGAGTACGAAACCGCACTGAGGGTTGATTTTGCGGGCGATAGCTGTTGCTATTTTAAGCTGGTCGGAGCCGCTGACGGAATCCCACTTGTGGCCGTTATATGTAAGCTCCCCGTCCTCTACCGACAGCCCCGGGAGCGGCAGCTCCGCACCGTTGAGCAAGGCGAGCTTTTCTTCCCTCACATCGTCGAGCTGCGCTGTGAGGACGTTATATTGGGCGGCGTATTCCTTGGTGTCGTCCTCGGCCTTTTCCTTGTCGAGATTTGCACGCACTTTGACGTTTATCTCATCTATCTCGGCGATGTTCTTCTCAAGCTCCGCCGTGCTCTCGTCTTGTAAAAAAAGCGCATCCTTACGGGCGATTTCGAGGTCTGCAAGCGCGGTTGTGAGCTGCGATTCAAGGCGCTGCATTTCAGCCCTGAGGCGGTCAATATCGCTCTGCAACGATTCGGCTTTCGTCTCGATTGAGCGCATATTCTCACGCTTGCGCTGATTCTCAGCGTTGCGAGCGAGTATATCCTGCTGCTGCCTGATAAGCTCCGACGCCGACACAAGCTCGGCGGGGGCGTCGGGGTAAAACACCATTTCGGCGGCGAATTTACGCTTTTGGTCGGCGATCTGACCGACGGCGTGGCGCTGATTGTAGAGCTCCTTTTCGCGGCGCTCAAGCTCAAAGAGCTTATCGCCGACGCCGATTATCTGTAACAAGATGTTGGCCTTGTCCTTATTATTTGCCTCCATAAAGCGCGGCAGATCAAGGGCGAGTTGCGAGATAAACTCATTAAGGAGCTGCTGCCCGCTTTTACGTCCGTCGGGGTCAATGACCTTGAGGTCTGCATTCTTGCCCTTGCGCTCGACCACAAGGCCGTTTGACAGGGTGATATGCAGTGTAGGCGGGATTACCGAGCCGTCACGCTGAGCGGCCGAAGGGCGGTAACGGTCGCCGCCGAGCGCCCATGCGATTGAATCGAGCACTGAGGTTTTGCCCTGCCCGTTCTTGCCGCCGATGACGGTCAACCCATTCGGCGAGGGCTCGAGCTTGACTGCCTTGATCCGCTTGACATTCTCAAGCTCAAGGCTGTTGATTTTAACTGACATATTGACTTCTTCCTTTCTTTCTGTTACTATAAAAATGGATATTTTCCTTTGCCGCTTTACGGGTTGCAGCCGTGAGCGGCTTATTTTTATTTAAGGCGGCTGTTACGCCAGTCTCCCATGACACTGACGGGCATTTTAACGGGCTCGTCCTCGTCGGAGGGGTAAAGCCACGCCCTAAACTCCGGGACGTGCTCCAGTGCCCATATGAGCGCCTTACGGGCGGCTCGCTGCTCCCAAGCGGCAATATGCGGCTCGAAGATCATCAGGGCTATCGCCAGCACCACAAGCAGCAGCTCAACGATGGAGCGCACGGTATCGGCGGTGCTCATCAATTACACCTCCCCTCGGCGAACGCCCGAATATCATCACGGCAAAATCGGTAGATCCTGTCCAGCCGGAAGCTCTTAATCGTGCCGTTGGCGGCGAGCTTGACGATGGTTGACTCCGAGCAGTCGAGCAGCCGAGCCACGCCCGCTGTGCTGAGCACCAGCGGCACCTCCTCCCAGCGGTAATAGGGCTTCGGTCCTTTTAACATTGTGATTCCTCCTTACTGCAAAAATTTATTGATAAAATACGTCTGACCTTTGCCTGTGACCTTAGTGGTCTTAGTTACTCTCACGGAACCGTCGGGGTTATTTATTGTGGTTTCCTTGACCTCGAAAAGCTCCTGATCCATTGAGCGCTGAGTCGGCATGTTCTTGCTCGAACCACCCTTTTTGAGGTAGCCGTTCTGGCGCATCCACTCAAAGAGGCGCTTCTGACCGATATCGACGCCGTTTTGCTTGATGATCTTTGCGAGGTCGCCGATGAGGATGGAGGTGTGGGCGGTTTCAACGGCGTTGGCAAAAAGCACCTTCGGGGCCTGCTCCTTAAGCTGCTCGCTCATGCGCTTGCTCTCGTCAAACATCAGCGTTAAAGCGTGCTTCTGCTCAAGGTTGAGCTGCCCGAAATAGCTGTCAACGAACTGTGCGGTGTTATTGACATAGCCTCCGGTTTTGCGTATAGTCGGAAGCACCTCCGACGTTACCCAGCGCTTGAATTCTTTAGCCTTAGGCAGCTTGCTTGAGAGGATGAGACTGTAAAGGCCGGATTCGTTGATGATAGTCATTTCCTGTGTTCCACCAAGGGTGTCACATTTCGTTACCCCCTTATCTTCTGCGTCCACATGGTCGATCATCGCTTTGCGCGGATTGCTGTACCCGAGGATCTCTGCGACGTCCTTGCCGACAAAGTAAGGTTCATTGTTGATACTGACAGCTCTTACACTGCCGAATGCGGGGTTTCTGAAAGTTGATATGTTGTTCATTGGATTGCTCCTTTCTTGTGACAAATTGTCACGATTATTCAATTTGCAAAATAGCTTTGATTGCCTCGCTGATTTTAACGGGATTGCACTGGCCTGTGAGAATTCGGCTTAAATAGCTACTATCAAAGTAAAGTCCTGTTTTCTTTTTTACTTCAGAAATCAGCCATTTTTGATTCTTTCCCTGTTTGATCAGCTCGATTTTTACTCTTTTGCCGAAAGCCGAAAAACTATTTTTCAAAAAATCTCGTCCATTTCGACGACATAGCCGTTTTGGTTAATTGTTAAGGCAAAAAAATAGTATACTTGTCCTATATATAAATTAAATCGCATAGAGTT